GTCAAACGAACTATCTGCTGTAGGTATAAGTGCTGTACTAATCTTAGCATTGATAGCTACAGTGTCAGTGTTAGCATCACCAATGATAGTGTTACCATCTATAGTAACGTTATTGTCAAACTTAGCAGCACCAGTTACATCTAAAGTACCAGCAAAGTCAGCATTAGCACCAGTAAATGTTACAGCAGTTGTTGTACCACTCTTAAGTGTAAGGTTACCTGAGTTACTTGTAAAGGTAGCATATGTAACACCAGCATCCTTAAGTGCTACATCACCACCATCAGCATCTAAGTTTATGTTACCTGCTACATCAACTAGTAAGTTACCAGCAGACACAGTGTAAGTATTATCTGTAATAGTAGTGTAGTCGTTATCACCGACACTTAATGTATCAGCATATACTGTACCATCAAAGTAAGCGTTTTTGTATTCAAGTAAGGATGTACCAAGGTCAATATCATTGTCTGTTACAGGTACTACAAGACCATCTTGGAATCGTAGCTGCTCAGTAGCGGCATTAGATACTTCTACAAATAAACCAAAACGATTGTCTGCTTGGCTTACTATAAACTTATTCTTAGCATCTAGGTCAGCAATCAGAGGTACGTAGGAACCCTCATCTGATGTACCATCATGTTTGTGTCCTGTAGTCCCTGTATCACTTTGTGCAAAGGCATCACGAAGTTTGTTGTACTCTGCATTGATAGGGGCAGCACGTACTACCGCTGTAGGTACAATGTCTGCAACAGATTGGCGTGTATAGCCTGACATGTTTTATTCCTCTCTTAGCGCCTGTCACCAAGGCCGTATGTTAGTGTAATAGCCTGAATAGTATGGCTGGGCTTTGTATTGTTAGCAACATATCGAATTGACACAGACTTACCTGAACCTGCAATAGTTGTACTTTCTACAGGGCTAGGGTTGCCATCGTATATGTCTGTAGAGTCAAACGTAGCTTTATCATAGAAGGCAGCAGCACCTGCAGTAGACAAAAAGTAATCTGAGCTTAACTCTACTGAAGGATCTCCGTAGTCATACTCAACAGCCATAACTACAGAGACTTCTCCCTCAGAGCGCATATATGTATCTACATCATAGAAAGACTTACGAACAGCAGGGTCATCCATGTAATAGAAGGGTGTTTGGAATAAACTAAAGATGTCTCTACTATCAAAGTCATTACCTACCTCTTGGCGAAAGACATACCCTACACTATCACCATGTATAACAAACTCATCCTCACCTATATAACCACTATCTGCACAGTTGACTGATACACCTACTAACTGACTAAACTCAAAACCTGCACCACCCTGACCGCTACGCCTGATAGCTCCAATGATACCAAGTGAGTCTTGATTAGTAAAGAACAAACGAAACTGAGACTTCTTCTTAATTACTACAGTAGTCATCGTAGCAAGGTCTTCGTTAGCTGTGTAGTCCTCAAAGATAGACTGAATAGGCTTAGACAATGTAGCTAACTCAATATCACCAATGCGGTCTGTACCAGTAACGGGCCTAATACCATCAGGTGCTAGGAAAAGTATCTCACCATTAAACTCTGCTACACTATCAGGGGCAACACAACCAAGGTTAGCAGTAACTGTTTGTAGTACAAAGTCAGCAATGTTGTTACCAACTAAGCGCTTAATGTTATTACGCCCAAAGATATACATCTCGTTACGGAACGTCTTAAGCTGTATAATCTCAAAGCCTACATTGATAACCCCAGCACCAGATGCAGGTGTCCAATCCGTTTCATTTATTGGCGCACTAAAGTATAAGTTGTAAGGCTCAGAAGAATCACCAGCTAGAAACAAATGGTTGTTAAACGCTGCAACTAAACTAGGTGCGCTGGGCGCTTCTCCACCGCTAAGCTGAACATACGTTGTACCATCCCAAGTAGAGGCAGGGTTAACGCCATCAGCCATAGCAAACTTAGCTGCACCCCAGTTAAAACTTTCAAAGCGTACCTTAGATACACCAGTCATAGTAGGAGAACCTACACTAGTAACAGCTTGCCAGCCTTTAACTACAGGGGTAGACTGTACTGTACCTGTAGCAGTAGATGTACCACCCGTTATGACATTACCTGTAGCGAATATATTATCAGGTAGCTTGCCAAAGTTAATTACTAGAGCGTTTGCAGTTTTAGAGATAACTGTTCCTGTAGCAGCTACACCTGTGTTATCACTTGAGCTAACTACACCTGTAACTGTTTCACCTACTGTAAAGCTAGAACCTTCACCTGAAGCTAATGTAACATCGTAGTAATGATTATACCAGTGTAGATAGTTATTACCAGATGTAGGCTTACGACAGCCAAAGATACCTTGGTTAATATCAGCAGATACGTGTACACCTAACACAGGGCTATTAGCTAATCCTGTAAGTTCACCATAAGAGTTTTTATACCCTGAGATACGTCTGTACCCACCATTCAAGGCAGGTTCATAGTTAATAAGACGCAGTGCTGAACCTGCTAGTTGACCACCTTGCGTTAGCGGATCTTGGTTAACCACCAAGCCACCCATACAAGGTGTAGCAAAAGTACGTAGGTTATCAGCCATTACTTAAGACCTGGTTGTGGATTAAAGTATCTGCCAGCTATTACATGGGATGTTAAATATAAAGGTGAGTCAAGCAAAAGGCGGCGCATGTTATCCATACCCTGTTCAAACTTCTGCTGATGTAATGCAGCACTCTGTTCGTTAGCACGAAAGCGCATCAGATACATAACTGCACCATCTACTACTACAGTGTTAAAACGATCAGGTATAATACATGCATCACTGTAAATAGTCAGATCAGTAGGGTAAGACCAGTAGCGATACTCAATCTCATACACATCATCTGGCAGAGGAGTAACACCAAACTTCATGTCTTCTGTCTGGTAAACTCTATTAGGTATACTGTGTGCGTTACTACCACCTACATCCTCACCAGTACGATGATAGCGAATGTAGTCCTCATAAGTAAGTACAGGGAGTTTTTCAGGTGTGTTACCCTTAGAAGATAAGCGCTTAATGTAGAACGTATCCCAATCAACCTTAGAGGCATCAGATGCAAAGTCGTACACACCTGTACCAACAGTCATAGGCTGCGCGTATGTTGTAAGAGTAAAAGGCCATTCCTGTGCGTGTTGTAATATCTCACGTACAGAAGAATTGATAGCATCCTTAGCTAAAGCCTGTAAGTTACGAGCATCACTAAAGCCATCACCACCAATGTCAAGCTCAACTTCATTGACACGGCGTAATGCTTGATTAACTAGGTTAACATAAGTAGCCATAGAGATATCCTGAAATTAAATGTGCTGAAGGGCCAGCCTCTTGACAAGACCAGCCCAACAGACTAAGTAGTATTAAGCAGCGTTGTAACGTACTGTTAGCAATGCCTCTGGACGTAGAATCTTACGCCCATATAGATGCATACCACGCACGATGTCTGCAAATGAGTCGGGATCACGGTAGTTCTCGACTTTATTAATCTGCTCTGCAGAAGCAACAGCATCATCCTGACCAGCTACAACAACACCATAGTTAGCGTCTTGTGCAGTTGTACCAGAAGTACCAGCGCCAGTGCCTTTTGCTGGAAGGTTGTTTGAAACATAAACACGGAAGCCGTGCAAGTTGTTCAATACAAGACCATTCATAAGACCTGAGCCACCGAAGTCAGCATTTAATACGCGACTGTCTTCGTCTTTGAGCATCTCTACGAACACTGGGTCCACACAGATCCAACGCCCACGTGAGTCAACATTTGCTGTATCCATCTTACGAGCCATACGAGCTACGACTGTTAAAGGGGATACTGTAGTTGCTGACACTGCAGTTGCACCAGGTAAACGTGGTGCTAGTGGAACTGAGTCTCCTGCTGTAGCAGAACCTGAGATGGTCAAGCTTGAGAAGTCAGTTGCGTCCAAGTGGTTCGCAGTGAACAATTCACCTGTCAAGCTACCTGCAGTTTCGTGTTGTGCATCACCAGAAGTAGTAGTAATGAAAGCACCTGCAGTAGTGTGTCCTGAGAGATAAGACAGTACGTCTGCGTCCATTGCATCAGCCATCTTATATGCTGCACGATCAGCAGCCAAAGATGTGAAGTCTACATTTGAGAACTGCTCTTCAATGTCATCCATCTTGAAAGCAAAGTAGTTAGCTTTGTCGATAGTCAACGAGAAGTCAGAATCATCAAGCTTCTCTACTGAGATAGCTGTGTGACGCTGCAGAGCGTTGACTGTTACGTCAGGCTCTTTTTGAATGCGAACTGTGTCGCCTTGGTTTGCAATCTCACCAAAATATGAGTTGTTGGTGATTGCGTTAGTAATGGCAGTCTTGCGTAAAGCAATCTGTGCCTGTTTGGAGTAGATAATTGGGGAGAAGTTCCCGTCAAATCCACCCGATGCGGATGTAATAGCCATTTGTTGATTCCTTTCAAAGATATGGCGTGAAGTTTAGACACTACATATTCACTGAAAGAGGCTCTTCATATTAGGGTAGTCAGCATTGCATATTAGGATGGCCGTCCTGTAATGCGCTGGGCCTATACGTTGAGGTAGTTCTTCGTTGTGGTTAGTGCTTATAAAAGCATACACACTTATTTTGTGTATATACTATAGTTTTACTTATGAATCATCGTTTGTCAAGCTATTTCTTTGACATATCATAAATAAACTTTCCTTGGCGCTGGGCTTCAAATATCTCATCCATGCGCTTTTCGTATTCTTTCATAGACATCTTATCTACTTGTGATTCACTTATGTACTTAGATGCTTCATCATGCTCTGGTGTAGTGTTACGTTTTGTACGAACAGAAGATGCAGCTTCTTTATCATTACTAGATGTCTTCTTACCAGTAATACCTTTATCAACTTTGTACAAGTCAATCACACGAGCTACAGACTTAGCGTCATCTATATTCTCATACAAAGCATCTTGTACCCACTTAGGCTGATCCTTAGCCCATTCATGGAATATATCATCAGAGCGAATATGGCTAAAGTCAGGATGTATAGCCGCTAGCTCAGCTTCAGCTTTCTCACGTTTAGCTGTAATGCGTAACTCTTCGATCTCTTTTAAGCGAGTATCTAGTGATGCAGACTTCTCATCAGCTTTCTTTGTAGCAATAGCTTCTACGATACCTGCTACGTCTGGATACTTCTTAGCCCAAGCTTCAATCTCTGCATTTGACTTAGGTAGTACAAGCTCATTCTTAGTAGCTGCATCTAGTTGCTGCTCTAGCTTTTCTAGCTTAGTAGCTACTTCCTTGTCTTTCTCTTGCATGTGCCGACGAAGATCACCATAGCGTTGCTTAAACGTTTTCTCTTCAGCACTTAAGTTTGTATCATCTTCTTTTTGTGCTTTGGCTTTAGCTGGCTTTTCCTCTTTTTGTTCAGTATTACTTTCTGCCTGAACTGAGGTGTCATCAGAGCTTTCGCTATCGGATTCACTATCAGTGGTTTCTTCCTGCGTTTCATTGTCTTCTTGCACCATGCCAGCTTGTTTCATAAGCTCACGTAGTTCTTCTTCATCACGATTAACTCGTGCCATGTTACGTAAGTGTGATACCGATTGCACCTCTACTTGTTCTACTTCAGCCATTGTTTACTCCTTATGTTGGGGCCAGTCAAGTTATAACTGGGTAGCCTTATAGTTATGTGGATTATTATCCAGCCGCTGCTGATATTACAGCATTGAACTCTCGTTCTTCATCTATATCTTTAGGTTGCAGTGCACCTGAAACTATGTCACGTATTCTTTGCTCTTGTCTTTCTCTATCTACTCTATCACCTGAAGCACTAGTAAACATAGATTCATGTCTTTCATATCTTTCAGCATCAGTAAGTTCAGTTTCTGGTGCAGCGGCTGTCTCTTCTGAACTAGAGTCATCCTTTTCCGTTCTACGTGCACCACCAAAAGATTCTTTCAATCCTGGTCCTTGTACTCCTGCTTCACCGTCAAAGCCTAATAAGTCGCCTAGCCATGTATCACCAAAGTCCTGACCAGGTTTATTACCTTCTTGTTCATCTGATCTATCTTTTAAGCCCTCAAACAAACCAGACTCACCACCAAAGATGCTACCTTTACGTTCTAAACCAGACTTCTTGAATGCTTCAGGGTCTTCTGCCTCTAAACGATCTAGTACATCATTATACCGTGCTACACCTGCTGTATTAACAAGAGCAGAAAAAGGTAACCCTGCAAAAGAGGCAAGGCCTGTAGCAACGCTATTCATAGTGGATAGACCTTTAGCAGTCTGTTCTAGTTTTTCTGTAGGTATAGCATCTAAGTCAAACTCATCTTTTACAGGTACTGGTGGACGTACTGGACCATCGTTATCATCTCTGCGATCTTGCTCTGCTTCTTCAGTAGCTGTAGGAGCATCACCTTCTGTATAACCTGGTGGGATCATACCCATAGGCTCTCCATTAAAGAACGGAATAGTCATCGTCATACCAGCATCGTTAACGAATTTGCGATACTCTAAACCACCTTGGAAGTCGGGACCAGCCATGCCGAACTGTGATATGTCAGGTTGTTTAATATACTCAGGGAAGCTTAAACCACCTTGTTGAAAACCCATAAGGCCACCACGGTTAGCTGC